TGATGCCTGGACTGCCACTCGTGAGCAGGCCATGACTAAGGCCCGTGAGCAGTACGAGCTAGACTTCACCGACTACGAGCACCACAATATGGTGGATGCATCTATGCGAACCATCTTTCCCTTCTGGACTTATGAAAAGGAGCGCTGGTTCTGGCTACCTCGTGCTATGATAAAGAGGCCAGGAGTAGCCACTGGCATTGCCAGATACATGAATACTTCTGACGATGGCTATATCCCAGTTCCTGGTACTGACATCCAGTTCAACCCTCTCCGTGGCTCGGTCTTTATGGGTGGCTTCAGGCGCCTGATGCTCCGAGACTATCCTGAATACTACGACGCCTTCCCAGGTATGAAGATGATAGACTACATCGGACGCCTAGGCTTCTACCCAGGCATCCATATCATGCTGCCTATCATAGCTACTGGTCAGTTAGTCGGGAAGCCTGAGTGGGGTGAGATACTCCCTGCTTGGGCCAAGAGTGGTGTAGACTCTGCCCGCGCCATTGCACCTGAGCAGGCTGGCAAAGTGATTGACCACTTCTTCCCCGATCGCTTCCGTGACTACCAGACCATGCTCACTCTAGGCGAGCTAGGCTATGATGCAGATGAAATCTGGCGCAAGAAGCACTCTGGCCTGAAGCTCACTCCTGATGAGGAGCGCACCTGGCTGCGGGCAGAAGCAAAGGCTACTGGCTGGAAAGGAGTACTCTTTGAGCAGGGCGCCATCTTCCGCATTCGCCCTCAAGAGTACATCCAGATGCAGCAGGAGATGAAAGAACTACTTGAGGAACTGACTGGTGTTCCTGTCCCTGTGCAAGATGAGATTCAGCGTCAGTATCCTACAACTGGCAAAAGGTTCTCTGACTACTACCCTCTCGATGCGCTCCAGCAGAAGATAGTGTACGAGCAGGAGACCTTCCAGCGGTGGCAGGGGATAACTACGCCACTCCTTCCATCTGCCATGCAGCAGGAAGAAATAGCTATCCGTGACTACTATGAGAAGGTAGATGCACTCTATACTGACTACCGCAAGAATGGTGTCTTTGACGAGCAAGGCACTTTGCTATCTCCTAGTCTCAATGACATAACTGCCCATTGGGTCAGCGGCCAGATAGGTCCTGCCCAGTGGGTATCTACTAGAGGCAAGCTCCTCTCTGACGCCGCAGTTGCAGTCCGTGAGATGGGCAAGAGAGCCTACCCAGATGTCCCCAAGACTCTAGCCGAGCGGGAGGAAAGGCTAGCCAAGTTTGGTATCACCTCTCCAACCTACTCGCCTGACCAGGAGCTACTATACCTCTACTTTGACATTAAGCCTGAGCTTACATTCAACTGGGAGTCAGGTCGTGATGAGTACGACTTTGATGCCTACTATGCTAAGATAGACATTATCCTAGAGTCTCTGACTGGTGAGTATCGTCAGCGCCTTCTTGACCGTATCCAGTACGACTGGAACAATATGGAGAAGCTCTACTGGAACACTAGCCGCGAGTTCCTACGTCCCTATCGTATGGTGCGAAGTCTAGTCATGGAGCAACTGCCAGACGACCAGCGGCAGGCAATCAGGCGGTACGAAGTAGCTCGAGGTGCGGAGCGAGAAGCTCTGCAGCAACTTCCTGGCCCTGAGGGCCAGAAGCTTATTAGCTGGTTCACATCCACCACTCGTACTGCCCGCCAGCGCCTTCGGATGCTTGACCCTGAGCTAGATGCCTGGACATACTTCTTTGGCGTGACTGACACACTACTTTCTAGCAAGTCTAAGGCGCTGTATGAGCAGTATACCAGGAGCTACCTTACTCCTGCGATGGCAGAGTGAGTATGATAGTACTTGGATACCGCACGACACTATTCGTAACCTGGACTCTAGAAAGGTGGTGAAATAAAACATCCATAATACATTAGTAATTCATATTGTTTCTACTTGACATCGCTGGCGCAGCATGATATACTGATACTCGTAGGAGGTACACTCCATGCCAGAACCTGATAACAAGTCAGGTGCTCCTAGCCCACCTAATGGGCAGACTCCATCAGCTCCCCCACCTGGGGGCCAGGCTCCTAAGTTTGAGGTCAAGGACAATGCCTGGTTCATAGATGGGCATAAGGTGGTACGGGAGTCTGACCTAATAGCGGCGAAGGAGAGTCTGCAGAAGCAGGTAGAGCAGGCCCAGGGAGTCCATAATGCTGCCATAGACAAGGCGCGACTGGACCTCTCGGAAGCCCAAACTGCCATAGCAACTGCAAACGCAAAGGTCAAGGAACTGGAACAGGCCCGTCAGTCGGGTGCGGCCCCTCAGAACTCTGAGGAAGCCACGAAGCTCAAGGTGGATTTGGAGTTAGCTAGGAAGGAAGCAGGCGATTCATCTAAGTTAGCATTAGAACTTCGCACGAAACTAATCGTCGCTACCTATCCTGGCCAGGTAACAGCCGAGCAACTGGCAAGTAAGACTCCTGCTCAACTTGATGCTTTTGAGGAAGCACTGAAAGCACTAGCAACTTCCCGTGGTGGTCCTGGGCCTTATGCGACAGGAGCAGGCGGTGGTGGTGCACAGCCTCTGTCTGATATGGACAGAGCTAGGAGAGTGCTAGACTCTACTCCTATCCGTGGCGTCAGGACTGCCAACACTAAGTAAAAGGAGATTTAGATGGCCGACTCTGGCGGGCATTGGAAAACTTTAGCCGAGGCTGCAAAGCTTACTCAGTCCATGAAGATTCCTGGTGTCTTCGAGGAAGACATCAAGCGCAACAATCCTCTGGACAGAGTAGCCGTAGCCCAGGCCGCGCACACTGGCAACAAGATTGAGTGGCTTCGGGAGAAGACCACCACTGAGGATGCTGTTCTGGAGAAGGAAGTTGGTGAACAGCTTTCCTGGTCTGACGATGTGGAGTACGAAGAGAAGGAGATGACTCTCCGTATCACCTACATCCAGCGCAAACTGGACAAGTATGTCCAGGGCATCTATGGGACCTACAACAATTATGAGAGCAGAGTTCTCATCGAGTCTGAGAAGGGCCTCAAGCGGCGCCTGGGGACTAGGCTCATCTATGGCGATAACACATACACTTCCAGCAAGCAGTTCGATGGCCTGCATGCTCTAGCTGCCGAGCATGGAACTGCATACACTACCTCTGCCCTCACCAACGACCCGAAGAACATAGACAACGGCAACGCGGGCCTGAGCCTTCACTACCTCCGAGTCATGGTAGACTCCATGCTGCACGGAGTAGACGAAATCTGGGCGCCTTTCGAGATTATCCGCTGGATGGATGCGGCCTATCAGGAGAAGGGCTTCGCAGGTCTCGCCACCGGCACTGCTGGCAACCTTGGATTCCTGACCCTTGGCTACAATGAATTGGGGAAGAGGGTGCTGTTCTGGGATGGGACGTCTTTTGTCCGCACTGACTACCTGGTGGCCGAGGAGTCTGGTACTGGCACTGGCGCTAGCTCAGACGCTCGTGCCCTCTACTCCAGCGACCGCACCTTCTCCATCTTCGGCATCAAGAGAGGTGGTGGTAGTCTGGACGGTTCTGACCCTGGCCTGGTCTTCGCCTACGCCAACATCGAAGGTGGAGCGCAGGGTGACCTCTACAAGATAGTCCGATTCCCCGAACTGGAGGACTTCGATGCTGGCGGACTACGGCTCATCAACTACGGCGCTCTGATTCTGCCCTCCAGCCTGTGCCTGGCCAGAATCATGAATGTGGACGATGCGGCAGTGACGGTCTAGCCCTAACCTGGACAAAGGTAGCTGACTTCAGCAGAAGCAGCACGCTGCGTAAAGCAGAGAAGGAGAAACTCAGGTGGCTATCAGTATCATAAAGAGAACTGCCAAGGTTATCAACAGGAATGGCAAGTCACTGTGGCTTCCGGCCAACTGTGTGCGTGGACTGGGGAGCATGGGAGACCCCGACATCTATGCCCAGTCTGTGACACAACTCTACCCACTGAACACTCGGCTGGAGTATGCCGACGGCAGAGTCTTCCGCTATGGGAAGGCAGGGGCAACTAGCACTGGTGCGCCTCTAGCCCGCCTGGTAGGTAATGCCAACGCTGTGCCTGGTGCTACTGGTGAGGAGGATGTGGACGGCTTCGAGGGAGACCTCAACACTGCTGCCGCTGCAGGCGCCGAGTACGTGGACCTGGAGAAGGCCACTGCCTATGCGGAGAACTTCTTTGAGGATGGGATGCTGGCAGTCTATCCTTCAGGCCACTATGTGGAGTACAGGATAGCAGGCAGCGAACTGGGCAACGGCACTTACTGCCGAGTCTACCTGGACGACCCACTCAAGACTGCCCTGTCCGCCACTGATGGAGTGACTGCCTACAAGTCCATCTATAGCCAGGTGAAGCAGCTAGGTGCAGAAGGTGTAGGCTACGTGTCTGCGCTAGGCGTGTGTCTGGCCTCAGGATTCACCAGCGCCTACTTCGCATGGATTCAGACCTGGGGGCGCTGCATCATAACTCCGACCGCCTACTTTGGA